CGGTGGTATTACAGGCAAAGGATGGATGCCAGGACAGTCCGGCAATCCGAACGGAAGGCAGCCGAAGGTCAGAAGTATTCCGGACATACTGCACAAGATCGGCGATGAAGAAGGAACGGTTAGTGGTAAGTATACAAAGCTGGATGTGGTGTTAAGGAAGGTGTTTGATTTTGCTTTGGAAGGCAAGTCATGGGCGGTTCAGTTCATAGCGGACCGGACTGAAGGAAAGCCACGTGAATTCGTTGAACAGAAAATTACACGGGATGAAGTTGTTATTAAGTGAAGTTTATAATAGAGCAGGACAGGATGCTGTCACATCAACTCCGTTGGTGGAATTTGCCGAACCGATATCGACTTATGGTAGGCGGATACGGATCAGGAAAAACATACATCGGAGCGCTGAGAAGTATTTATCTGTCGTATGTAAACGCACCGCTGCCGGGGATGTACGTAAGCCCGACACACGGACTGGCCCAGAAGACGATCATCCTGACGTTAAAAGAACTGTTCGACAGAAGCGAAGTTGATTATGTATACAACCAGCACAAAGGAGAATTTCGCATCGATAACTGGAACGGTTGTATCTGGATTGGGTCAGGCGATAAACCGGATTCTCTCAGAGGCCCGAATTTAAGCTGGGCCGGAATTGATGAACCTTTTATCCAGAAGCGTGAGGTATTTGAGCAGATGACTGCAAGAGTCAGACATCCGGAAGCATCACAGTCTGAGATATTTCTTACAGGAACGCCGGAAAGCCTTGGATGGGGATATGTATTATCACAGTCAGACAAGATAGATATCGGTACAGTGACCGCTTCAACGCTTGACAATCCGCATTTACCAAAGGAATACAAGGACTCGTTATTGGCTGCATATTCACAGGAACAGATAGATGCTTACGTTCACGGCAAGTTTGTCAACTTAACGCAGGGACGTGTCTATAAAGACTTTGACCGGGACAAGCACGTGATGAAGCGTGAAACGGACGGATGGGATATAGGCGCAGGCATGGACTTTAATGTTGATGCTATGAGTTGTGAGATATTTGCCTACACAAAGAAGGAGATCCATGTATTCGATGAAATAAGACTGAAGAACTCAGGCACGTATGACATGGCAGAAGCACTAAAAGAAAAGTATCCAGGTATTAAAGTCTTTCCTGACAGTACAGGATCGGCACGGAAAACCTCATCAACTCAAAGTGATCATGATATACTTAAACAGGCTGGCTTCCAGATATTAGCGCCACGTGCGAATCCACCGGTCCGGGACAGGGTGAACGCAGTCAATAGACTATTGCGTGAAGAACGTATAACATTTTCTAACTGTCCGAATCTTATTATGGACATGGAAAGAAACGTATGGAGAAATTCTGACATCGATAAACGGGATCCCGAACAGTCGCATTCCAGCGATGCAATCGGATATGCGGCAAATTTTTTAATGCCAATACATGAAAGAATTGCAAAGGTGAAACAATGGTAAATAACTACTTCGGCGAATCTGTGAACACGGTAGTTCTGCCGGAATACGGTAAGGATGCAGTGTTGAAGTCTCTCAGGCATTCCGAATATTTAAAAGAAGACAACCAGATAGCAGAACGGAATACAGCGTTGGACTTCTATTACAATAGAAATTTAGACACGCACATAGATGAATGGTTCAGCGGATCTCAACATCTCAGGCAAGTTCCGGCGTTTCCGCAGTCCATAGTTCCACGCTTCGCACGTGCCAGGATGTTACTATACAAGAATCCACCGATCCGACTGCTGGACGGTGAGGAGAACGATGACTACAAAGCAGTCGCATATCACCTGAATTCAAAGACACGTGAGATGGCAGAGATGACATGGCTGCTGGGCGATGCTTCCATGCGGACCAAATGGAACACAAACAAAGAAAGGCTGGAATACGATATACTTCCAAACGTGAAGAAGTATTATGTGAACGGCGAATCGGAACCGTTTGCAGTGTCCTATGAGATCGGGCGTGCCATGAACAGCGAAAGGCAATTCATATTCTGGTCTGAATCAAGAGAAGGCGAAATAGGCCAGCACTTTATGTTCTCACAGTCTGGAAAGATCATAGCAGTTCCAGGCAATCCGGAGATGATCAATCCGTATGGAATTATCCCGATATCACACGCCTGTTATCCATCCAATGCTTTAGATGTAGTTCGTGCTGCGGTTCAGATATCAATCGCCATGACGGAGATCGCATTAGGCATCCGGTTCAACCTTGGCCAGCCGATAGCACGTGGCATCACAGACCAGGACACGATTGAATCAGGTATTGACAAGTTAATTTTATTAAGCGATCCGGCATCATCGTTTGAATATGTATCGCCTAACTCAGACATCCGGGGCAACCTGGAATCCATCAAGCTGATGATCAATACCATTGCACAAAATCATTCTTTAGCCATACGCTGGGGCGAAGGCGGAACACCACCCAGTGGCGAGGCACTTCGAATTTTAAGTATGGAAAATGTTGAGATACGTGAATCCGATATACCGCTCTGGCGTGAATGGGAGCATAACCGTTATGAAATTGACAATATTATATATCAAACTCATACTGGCAAGTCTTTGCCTGAGGATCTTACGATTGATTATGCGGAAGCTGGATTCCCGAAGTCGGTAAGTGATGAGATGGCGTGGATCGAATTCCAATTAAGGAACAACCTGATCACACGCAAAGAATTATTATTGAAGTTCAACCCGGACATGAGTGATGAAGAATTGAAGTCAAAGATGGGTGAACTGGAAGAAGAAAAAGAAGTGGAAGCACCAGCACAACCTGAAACAGTAACACCATTACTTGATATCTTGCAGGCATAATGGCAGCATTCGATTCAGAAAAGTTTGGAAACGCATGGTCGAAAGTCCAAGATCATTTCACTGTTCTGTACGGAAAGCTTGAAAAGTCCGGCGCAAGCCGTGAAACAATTATCAGTGAACTTACGGATATTGATATTGAACGCCTTGTGATGGTTGAATTCAGACTGAACGGCGAACTGGAAGCAGTGATGTCAGGATATGTAAAAGAACTACAAAAGATGAGAGCGTTCGCAGAAATAAACGAAAATATTATAAAAAGTCTGATGACTACTGATGTCACACTTGTCAAGTCCAAGTTGATTGAAGCAGGCAATACAATTAAGTCTACTATGATTCAAAGTGTTATAGGCGGACTGAGTGAAGAAGCATTTGCGTTAAGACTTGAAGCTATCGGATTCCAACCGCACCAGGCGAACGCACTGGTGAATGAGAATCTCAGAAGATTCTCACGAAGCGTTACGAATGAGATGGCAAACAACGCACCACCGGCAACGCTTTATATCTGGGAAGGCCCGATTGATGAAAGAACAAGCGCTGAATGTTTGGATCTTATGTCACTGGGACCGATGACACAGGCAGAATTTGAATCAGTATTTCCTGGTGCATTTATAAATGGAACTCACTTTAACTGCCGACATCAGGCACAAAGATTTTTATCAAAAGAACAGTTCAAAGGTTCAGAAGTAAAGGAACAGATGGCCCATGCCTAAGCCGTTACACGCTGATAGGATTGTAGATATTCCACTAAACACGTGGTCAGACATTGGTGACTTTATCGGCAACGAAGTCCGGCGTTTAGTTCGTGACAAGAAAGTGCTGGGCGGAAGTTACAAACCTAAGTATGCAGAATTAAAGAAAGCACGGCAAGCCGCACCGAAAGGCGTGCCACAGGCATCCACATCTACAAAGCCGGATCTCACATTGACCGGGAAGATGCTTGATGATTTGCGCCGTGAGAAAGTATCAAAGACACAGGTGGAACTTGGGATGCTGCAATTCAATATTGAAAAGATGAAAGGCAACATCAAGCGTGGCTGGGATATTCTGGACAACAGCAAAGTTTTGAAACCGATAGGAGAAAGCATCAGGAAACGCATCAGCGATCAATTCGGAAAGAACATCCGTAAGTGGTCGAAGGGCGATATTGTTATAAAGATCGGCAAATGAATTTACTAACTCAAACAAGAGGTTAAAATGAGCGAAGAAAAAGTCGAAGTCCAGGACGTAAAACAGGACACCGCTGCAACTGCCAGCGATGAGAAGCAGAACGTCAACTCAGTTCCATATTCACGGTTCAGCGAATTGGTTGACGAAAAGAACACGTTAAAAGTCCAGCTTGATTCTTTAAACAAAGAAGCCAAGCAGCAGGCTGAAGATCGGAAGCTGAAAGAAATGGAGTCAAAGGGCGAATATGAAAAGATTATGACGGATATGAGTTCCAAACTTGAAACTGCCGAAACGAAAGCAAAGGCTTTTGATGAATACCAGGCATCCCGGCGTGAGTCGTTACTATCGAAACTGCCTGAAGATGACCGTGGAATTTACGATGGGCTTCCTCTGGACAAACTGGAAGTTCATGTTGAAAAAGTCAATACGAAGCCTTCACCGGCAACCGTGGACAATTCCAAACCAACAGAAACAGGCGGATATTCTTCCTTTGAGGAATGGGCAACGCTTGATCCGAAAGGATACAAGAAAGCTAACGATCCGACCACATCAGGAAAGATCAAGATAGGATATGGCGACTGATTTATTAAAAAAGGCGTTAGACCCGGAGAATGACCTGAGTCACAAAACGACAGACGATGGTGCTGATATCGAATGCACTTATAAAGGCAGAAAAGTAGGCTATGATGATTATCTCAATATCCACGAAGAACGTGGTGAACGTCTAACAAAAGGTAAGCCATTGAAAAGCATCCGGATGTTTGGAGGATTTGGTCCTGGAACTATGAAGAAATCGTATGACTGAATTTTATCAATTCTTAATAAGGAGTCTAAAAAATGGCTTTATCTAATACCTCCACATTGGCTGGCGGCATCGGCAAAACTGTCGGTGATGCTGTAATAGCATTCAACCATGCCAACGTGATGTTTCCAATTTGCACCGTAAAACAGGCTGCAAGAGGATCAAACTCAGTTCAATTTGGCGATTGGACAAAATTAACTTCTGGCAATGTAACAGCAGCAACTGAAGCCACAACCACAACGGCAGTGGCACTCACATCGGCAGCACGGACTGCAACGATATCGGAACACGTTATCGCTGCGACAGTCAGTGACCTGGTTCAGATGGGTTCTGGCGATGACATAGCTGGTGAAGGCGGAGCCGCACTTGGCAACGCCGTGGCAGCGAAATTAGATGATGATGTAGTAGAACTTGGAAAGTCTTTCTCACAAACTCAATCTTCAGCCGGTACGGCTTTGGCTTTGAGTCATGTGTTTGGTTCAATGAGACTACTCCGGGCAGCCTCTGCACCGTTTCCATATTCGCTGGTGCTTTCACCGAAATCCGTGTGGGGAGCAAAAGGAATAATATCATTACTGCATGATGATGCTGTAACTGGTTCAAATGCCAAACCGATGTCTCTCATGGGATCAAAAGGTGACGAAGCAATGGCAGCCGGTTGGGTTGGATCTATCGCAGGATTCGACGTTTACTGGTCAGACCAGATCGATGAAGATGTAGGCTCAGGTGGTGATGCTGCGAACTTCGCAATGTCGAAAGGTGCTTTGGGCATTGGTGTAGGAGCAGAAGGCCTGTTCCGGATCAGAGCCGAAAGAGATGAGATGCTGAGAGCGACAAATTATGTAGCTACCGGTTTCTGGGGCGAAATTGAGATCAAGGATGCCTTTGGTGTCTATGTCTTGACAGACGTTTCATAATCTTAGCTGATTAACTGATGATGGGCGGGGTAACTCCCGCCCGTCTAAAGGATTAAAGATGAAATATTTTAAAAAGCCGAACGGAGTGGTGATCGAATATGATCCGTCAGGCCACGACCTGAAATCTTTGAAAGACAGGTTCCAGGAGTGCAATGCAGACGGAAGTAATAAGAAGCCAAAGCCGAAGGCCAAGAAAAAGTAATTAATTAACCGAGATGCCCATGAGAGTTGTCATGCTCGGCAAGGCATCAGAAAAGGAGAAACAAAATGGCATTAAGACAATATGGTGTTGTAGAAGCACAGAACGCAGCCTTGGGACAGGCTGGTTCGATATTTGTAACAGGAACAAGCGCAATTTCATGCGGAACAGGCAGTAAAGTCTTTGTAGCGATCCAATTTATAGAAGATACAGTATTTGCTTCTTCTGGAGGTCTGGTGGCTGAAACTGAACAACTGTTCCCAGATGATACAGGTGTAGGATCGATAATATCAAGCAACGGTGCAGCTATTGATAGTGAAACTTTTCCGCAAGGCATGACCATCTTTGGTCGCTGGACTGGTTTTACTCTGGCTTCCGGTGCCTGTATAGCTTACGTAGGCTGATGCTCAGTCTAAGTTTAAAATTAAAATCCCACATTACCCAGGTGGCACGACTTGCTCGTGACCTATGGGAAAAAGTTATAGACATCTGGGAGAATGAAGAACGCAAATGGGAAGATATAGTTTAAGATTTAAAGGAGAAATAAGATGGCAACATTAAAAGGACAAAGCATAGCTGCGTCATACCAAGACCTCGTAAAAAGGGCTGATACTTATAGCCAGACAGGTACTAATGTCGAAATAATGAATGACAGTGCTGTAGTCCAACCTACAGGATTATATTTAGAATCTGGTGCAACTACTGATAACGTAGGGATTGGAACTGCGGCTCCAGCACAAAAACTTGATATTACTGCTGGTCATATATTACTTGATAATGGTTATGGACTATATTTCGGAGATACTAATTGTGGAATTAACGGACGTACTGATACAGATAAAATAGAATTTGCGACTTCTAATACTGTACAAATGCTTTTAAATGCAACAGGGAATTTAGGCATTGGAGATGCAGTCCCCGATGAAGCAAAGCTGAGTATTACTGGAGTAGCGAGTGGTGATGATGCAATTAAAATTGACAATGACCGAGATACTAAATCTATTTTAATTGATTCCGAAGCTACATCTGCTAATATAATTCATTTTCTTGCACCAGCCACAACTACTGGTTATGGAATTATGTTGGATGATATGGATGCCCTGACTACTGGTGGTGGGATACAGATTAAATCTAATTCATCATCTACTGGAACAAGAAGTCTTTTAAAGGTTGTTAATGACCACGCTGATTCAAGTGGTACAACTTGTTTATTTTTAGACCAAGATGCAAATATGAACGCATTGGAAATAGATTGTGAAGGAACTTCATATGGAGCAATCCAAGTTACAGCTCCAGCTACGACTTCTGGAAATATATTTCACGTATATCAATGTGATTCTTTGACAAGTGGTAGAATTATGTACCTTCAATCTGATTCATCAAGTACAACTGCTCGTAAACTTGTAGATATTGTTAATGACAATGCTGCTGCTGTAGGTGCAATTCCTTTATTCATTCAGCAGGACTCAACAGAGCCAGTAACAATAGACCATAACTTAACCGCTACCACAACGGATACAGCGACAAGTTTGTATATTGATTTTGATGCTACTGGAATAACAGCATCTGGGCAGACTGCTACTAATATCGGTCTTGATTTAGATATGAATAGCGAAGTTCCTACAATGGTGGGTACTGTTAATAATACTGGTCTTGATTTAGATATTGTTGGTGGAACAACTGGAACAACAAAGAATATAGGAATTGATATTGCAGTAAGCGGAGCAGACACAAATTATGCGGCTCTGTTTAATGGTGGGAATGTGGGGATTGGGACTACGGCTCCTGAGTCTATATGTCATATAAAAGATGAAGATGATGCTTTGTCTGCCACAGTTCACACATTGCAAGTTGAAAATGATGATTCGACTGTTGCCGCTGGTGCTGTTTTAGCGAGATTAGATTTTTCTGGTGATGCCGATGTTCATACTGCTTTAGCAAAATTTATTAGTTTTCACGATAGTGGTGGTGAGATAGGATACATAGCAACATCAAGTGATGGTGTTATAAGTAGTTCAATCCTTTCAGATGTAAGATTAAAAACTGACATAAAAGATACATCTTTAGAGGG